CATAATGAGACTTACAATACAGACGGACCGCCTGCCGGTACAACGGATCCGCTTCGTCTCCATATATCCCGGCAAGCTCCAGTTCTTTTTTACAGGCCTCTACCAGCCCCTGCAGTTCAAGTTCTGCATCTGCCGATCTCACTCGGACGATGCGTTTCAGCTCTTCGATCAAAAGCATATCACTCATTGTTCAACACCTCCAGGAGCTGTTGTTTGCTCATGCTGCCATAACCAGTGATCCCCTGTTCCTTCGCAGCTTCCTTTAACTGCACTACGGTATAGGAATCATCGTATACGGTACTATTATTTGCTGCCGGCACCGTGCGGCCCTTTATTCCCCCGCTTTGTATTTTAACAGGGCATGCGCTTTTGATGTTACCATAGCGCCATCCACGATCGCATATGCACAGTAATCTGTAATACGGTCTTTGATATGTTCCTCCAGCGTCACACTGATCTCCTTATTCACATTTGCCGTGTATCCCCTGGATGCGTTTGACATCAGAATCTCACCATCCAGCATGGAATCATCCTCTTTGACCGGCATTCCAAGGATTTTAAATGCCCCGCCGTTTGCTACGTCAGCAATCAGCATAGGCCGTCCGTTCTGATCCTTCACATTGGCAATCTCTGTCCAAATGGTATTGGAGTTAGCATATACGGCCAGGCCACCGGCATACCCACTCTTTACTTTTGCCCTTGTTGTGATGATATCGGTATATCCCAGTGCGCCCTTCGTATATTCCGAAATCTGTGGAGTATCTTCCTGTTTTTCTAATGCCGTTACAATGCCCAGCGGTTCTGCTTTAAAGCTTTCCCCGCTTCCAGGCTGTCCTTTTCCATGCGTGGAACCATAACCCAGCGCTGCTCCCATCTTTTCAGCCATGCGTTTCTGGATATATGGCAGGAATTCATCCATAGCCATCTCTTTCAGTTTCCAGGATACCGTGATCGCTCTGGAAAGCTCGCAGCCGTTCAGGGTCAGGGTCTCAAAGGTCTCTTTTCCATCCTCTGTTTTGGTTGCTTCATCATACCATTTCGCATCCGTGGATGTGTCAGCCTTGATCATGGTCAGGATACCGTTCACATACGTTTTACTGATGTCATTCCAATATGGATAGATCTCTCCGATCTCCTGCCAGATACCTGCAGTCACTACTTTTGGGATGACCGTGCCCGTATTCCCCGTAGTATGGGTGAAGGCCTCGTTCACCATCTTATAAGCTGCATCTTCCTCCGCAGAAAGCGGTTTTCCCATCATGCTTTTAGCCCAGGCAGTTTTGTAGGTCTCGGAAGAATAATCAAGCTTCTCCTCTGTGTGCTGCTGTCCATTCATGGCAATCCCTTTTGCCACTCTGGCTGTTCCTGCAGATATAACCCCGCCTTCTGCCCTTGCATCTGTGAGATTCTGCAGGTTCATTCCCTGCGGCACATGCTCCATAGCCTCCAGCGCCGCATTTGCCTTGGCTTCTGCTTCAAATCTCTCATCCAGAGCTTTGATCTCTTCCATTTTCTTGTTCCCCTCATCAATCTTTCCACTGTTGATGAGCTGCTTTGCTTCGTTCAGCATACTCTGCCTTTTTTCTAAATATTCTTTTCTTCCCATTTTCTGGCTCCTTCCAATTCTAATAGTTTCAAATTCATCATGGCACGTTCCATTTCCGGTGCCATAGCAAGTGCCCTTGCGCGTTCCATCTGTTGATGGCAGCGCAAACATGGATGCGGTCATCAGCTCAGGTTCCTGCTGCTCAAACATGATCTTATCGATCAGTTTCCTCTCCAGCGCCTGCTGCGCATTCAGCCAGGTCTCATGCTCCATCATATCCAGGACTTCCTGTTCAGTCATGCCCGTCTTATTCATGTAGGCCGTACATAGTGCCCTGTCTGCCGTGCGCAGGACTTCCGCCATATGCTCCATGTCGCTGTGGTTCCCGCGCGCCCCGGAAGACACACAGTGCACCATCAATAATGCCGTGGGTGACATCTCACAGTACCCTGCTGCCGCGATCACTGACGCAGCACTGCACGCCTGGCCGGTGATATAGATTTTTATACCCGCGGTATGTCCCCGTAACATCGTGTAGATCTCTGATCCCACGTCAATCGCTCCTCCCGGAGAGTTGATGTAGATATCAT